GTCCGTGAGCGTGAGGCACTTACTGTGTACCTGCCCCCAGTACGTGGTACTGGGCTGCTTACCACCTTGCTTTCGTAGGCTGTTACGGCATGTGGCCTAATGCACGAGTAGCCCTCATGAATCGGGCGATACACTCGTGATCTGCATAGACGGATACCGAATGCATAGATCGCCACCTACATCACCCACTCGCGATCGCCCTTGAGCGAGTTGCATATGAAGTGAGCGAGTTGGCAATTGGCCGGTTCGTGCGTCCCCCCATTCGCCAAGGCGATGATGTGGTCGAGCGTCGGTGCCATTGCGTCAGGAGAAGTGCCCGCCATATCCCGGGCGGGCGCGGGGCGATCGGCCCCAAGGTCAGATTGCGGTGCTACTCGGGCGCGTCGGTTGCGCGACGCGGACGCCGAGATGCCCGCTACGTCCTGCGCTGTGCGCTGGGCCGTGTGCATGTGGTTAGGCCCGGACCCAGATGTCCGAGCGGCGAAGACCGCCGGCGGATGGCGTCTGAACCTTGTAGGCCGGCGCGTAGCCGAACGTCGACATGAACCAGGCCACGAACGCCGGAGCGATCTTCGAGCGCACGAGCTGGGCGACCAGGACGGCCAGGACCGGCACGGCGTAGGTCAGGAAGGCGATCACCTCGCCTTTGGCATCGACCACGGATGCCGGGATGACCCATCCGAAGCCCTGAACGAGTCCGATGGCGGCAGCGAGCAAGACGGCAGCGGAGAAGCTGAGGGCTGCTCGGATGCCTGGGTCGAGAGCGAGCCAGGCGTTGTGCAGGTTGGCGATGAATTGGCTCATGACGTCCTCCTACTCGAAGTACCCGGTCACGTCCACGACGAACCGGGGGATAGCCACGGTTGAGAGAACGGTGAGCTGGCCGTTCGTCAGCGCGACCGTGGGGAAGCCGTCAGTGATGACGCCGGCCCCGAAGTCGAGCGTCGAAACGTTGCTCGGCACAGGACCGGGACCGCAGTAGACCCAGCCTGCCTTGAGCGGGTTGACCACTCGGACGATGCACGACACGCCGATCGCCTGGTCGGGGATGCCAAAGACACCCGCGACGCTGACGAGTTTGCCGACGTTGGCCGCGACGGCGCCGTCGAAGATGCGGACGGGCTTGGCGAGGAGTTGCATTTCGGCCTCCGGGATTGGCGCCGGAGTCGGTGGCGGCGTCGGGGTGGGTGGGGGGGTCGGGATCGGCAGCGTCCGTCCCGTGAGCTCGTGGTAGCAGTCGGCGAGTGCCGGCAGGTCGATCCCGGCCATGAACGTCGCGGAGCCGAGGTGCTCGGGCAGGATGACGATCCAGGTCTGGACCACGTCGTGCGCCCAGAAGTCGGCAGTGAACCCCGTCTCGGCGGCCCACGTGACGAAGCGCACGTCGTTGGCTGCTACGTCGCGATGCCCGCCCGAGATGATGCTGTGGCCGCCTTCGATCGGGCTCGTGGCGTGGTAGGACCACGGTCGGCCTGCGTTGAAGTCCGCCATCGAGGCGACGCGGACGTTGATTGCGGTCCACACGAAGCCGAATAGCGAGATCGCCGCGTCGACCTCGGCATTGTTTGAGCGATCGACGGTGGCAAACGCCACGATGTCCCCGCGCTTCTGGAGGTACTCGAGCAGCGTCTGGATGTCCATGCCGTTGTCTTGGGCGGGGAAGTTCGGGTTCTGCGTCTTGTACAGCGCCAGGACGTCGGCGAGGGTCGGGTAGATCTCCTTGCCGGTCAGGAGCGCCGAGCACAGCCGCTTGACGTTGGCCCACGTCACAGCCACGCAATCGCCGTAGCGGTCGTTCCCGAGCATCTGCCAGGCGGACAGGCGGGCGAGGTAGTCGACGGGCGGCGTGGCAGGCAGGACGCCGGTCAGGAAGTCCCCGAGCCGCAGGGCGGGCTTGTTGATTGGCGGGCGGCAGCCGAGTTTGAGCGTCATCGTGTCTCCGTCTCTCCCTGCTCGCCAGCGAGCGAGGCATCCATCTCGATCGGGTACATGGGCCATTCGGGGTTCGGCCGCCAGGAGACGGTGCCGATTGCTCGGTCGAAGTCGTCGGGGTAGTCAGCCGGCCGTCCGCCGAGGCCCACGAGCACGTCGTGGGGCTCAGCCTTGGGGCGAGGTCGGGACAGCCAGAGGAAACCCGCGATGAGGGCCGAGCCGAGGAGGAGGAGCCAATCGCTCACGACGCGCCTCCGGCACTCAGGAGCACCAGCACTAAGACCAGGACGCCTACGGTCAGGGCGACCAAGCGCGGACGGATGGCGAGGTTGCGGTTCATCGGGAAGTCACGAAGTTCAGGACGCCGAGCGCCAGACTCCCGGCGCTGAAGAACGCCGCGACGGCGAGCGAGACGCGCCAGTGGCGGGTGAGGATGTTCGTCTCGGTCTTCTTGAGGACGGTCGCGGCAAGTTCGGCGGCGGCGCGGCGCTCTTCTGCCGCCTGAGCGGCATGGTCCGCCTCGGCCTTTCTGGCGACTTCCTGACGTTCCAACACCACGGCAGCTTCGACCTTGCGAGCCGTCTCGATGTCCGTCAGGCGGTCGCAGACGCCATCGATGCGCTCGATGATCTCGCTGCGCAGGCTGCCCATCTCGCGGAGGAAGACGCCCTGGACGGTGATGAGGTCCTCAGTGGACGGCACACCATTGCCGGTGGCGTTCTCAGGCGTCAGGGGCACAAGGGACCTCCGGGGAGTCATCGGGTGCCCGACCCCAACGGTTGCCTTGCGTCAGCGCCGGGCATGAGGCGGCACTGCTGGAGCGGCCCCGTCATAGACAGCTCCAAGCAGCACCGGGAGAGGAGGGAACGGCTGTTCACAGCGACGCCCTGGCCGACGGGGCGGTCAGGTGTCATTTCGTGCCGGGCTGACGAGGCGAGCACATCCCCGAAAGAGTAGCTGCGGTTATCTCTCGGGGGAACGGTATGGGTGTACTACGTTTTGGCATGTTGTCAGGCGGGATCTGGAGCCAGCCGGCGATCTGCACGAGTTCGATCAGCGAGTGAACGTCGTACTTGCGGTACAGGTTCGTCATGGCGTTCCCGACCGTGGGGATCGTGATCCCGAGCGCTGACGCGGTGTCCTTGTGGCAGCCGTACCGGCAATACGTGGCGGCGATCTCCCACTCGCGCGGCGAGCCGGTGGGGTTCCTCATGCCGTCTCGTCCCAGAGAGTCGGGGATGGCGGCAGCGCGTCAATTCGGGCGATGTCCTCTTCGGTCGCGAACGGGGGAAGTGGCCGAAGGCCCAGGCGTCGCCGAGCGGCACGACCCCCGTAGTCGCGGCCGGCCTCGACGTCGCGCTGACGGCGGTCGTAGAGCTGCTTCGTCGTCTCCGCAACGTGGCAGTCGTGGCAGAGCGGTTCGAGGTTGTCCGGATGGTGGACGCAGCCGGAGTGATAGCCGCGCCCCACGAGCGGTTCACGATGGTTGACCTCGTGCGCCCGGGCGCCGCACCGCTGGCACCGGCCGTTCGCTCGCGCCATCGCGGCCGGTCGGGCAGTCGTCCAGTCGTGGAGTTGGCGCCATTCGCCCTCGCAGGGGCGATGCCCTCCCGAGCCGCACCAGTAGATCTGGCGCCCCGTCAGGGCCTTCCCGCACCACCAGCAGATTCGGGCCAGGCGGCACTGCTCGCGCGTCAGGTGGCGGACCGCTTCGGGCCGGAGACTGCAAGCCTCGTACTCCTCCGGCCTCATGCGGTGCCCGCCGTGACCCTAACTGGGACCCTATCGCGGTAGCGGGTGGGAGTTAGTGAGACTAGATGCGACCCGCTCCACGAGATCAGTCGGAACAGCGTCGCCCGCGACACGCGCAGGCACTCCGCGGCTTCCGGCAGCGTCAGCAGCTTGGTCATGGGCGGGCGTTCCGCGGGGAAAGGTCGACGAAGATCGGGTAGAGATGGTTTCCGAATCGGCCCCGATCGGCGACAGGGTGCTGGTTGGCTATTCGGCCACAGGGAACCAGGTCGCCACGCGGTGCCAGGGAGGCGGGATCACGCGCCACGAGGAAGACGCAGCGCCGGCGCTGTGCCGACATTCGGGCACGTCGCAGCCGACCGCTCATCCGATCGGCCTCACGTGGACTTCGACGCCGGGTCGGTGAGTCATCGCCGGCGGCTGCTGCTCGAGTGCCGTCTCGTAGATCTTCTGCGGGTGTCCGAAGGCCGCGACCTGGCCGTCGTCGCGCCACACGACGCCCGTCATGGCGTCCAGGGCGGCGCGGAGGAGCTTGTCGAGGTCAGGCTTTGTGCAGAGGTAGGTCGGAGCGTCGGCGCGGAGCTCGCGGACGGGTCGTCGACTGTTCGCCGGCAGGAAGTGGCTCGCCGGCCGGGGGAAGACGAACGTCAGCCAGACCTTGAGCGGCCCCTCGAGCAAGGGTCGATCGCCCATGGCCTCACGCGCCTCTTGCGCGATCGCCGTCCGCCAGGACCCGAGCGGCGAGTCCGTGTGGGCCTCGGTCGCGACGAAGGCCCGCGGCTTGCCGTTCTTGCCCTTGCCGACGAAGGCCCGCGAGCTGCCCTGCGGCACTGGAACGCCCCGGACGACGAAGGCGACGGGCTCGGCGCTCATCGGTGCTTGCGGCGGTGCGTCTGGCTGAACTTGATCGGGTGCTCCTCGCGTCGCTTGGCGAGGGCCGCGACACGCTCGGTCTTGCGGATGTGCCGCAGGTAGGCGGCCTCCTGCTCCGTCAGGGCGACCGAGAACGCGGCGGCTTCTTCGGCCGTCGGATTGCGCTTGATCTCGCCAGTGTTCGGGTTCATCGCGTCTCCTCAGCGCTAGAAGTAATCCGGTATTCCAACGGGGGCCTCCTCATCGACGTCTGCATCGGGTGGCGCCGGCTGTGGCGCCTGCATGGGCTCGCTCGGGACGAGCGGTGGGACCAGCCCTCGAGCTGGACGGGGTGCGATCGGGGCGCCCGTTGAGCCGATCTCTTCGCGGCGCCGCCGTCCCGGCTCCTCGCCGGTCTCGAGCAGCAGCCAGCGCTCGCCGGCGTCAGCCACTCGGCGGCGGCAGGCGTCGATGTCGAGGCAGCGCGGGATCGTCGTGACCTCACGGCCGTCGAGCGGCTCCCGCCACCAGGCGGGCTTGAGCCAGATCGTCGCCGACGTCGCCTCGAGGCCACAGAGCAGGCAGGTCCGTGGCTCGGGCGCCACCGGCAGTTCCCGCTCGGTATCCCACCAGGCGCTCATCGCGCACCGCCGATGTAGTCCGTGTCCATCGCGTCAGGGGCTGCGAAGTCGTCGCCCTCTTCCACGAGGTGGTCGTACTTGTGCGCGTCGATGCTCGGCGCCTTGCCGTTGGCCGCTTCGGGGATCTGGTTCAGCCGGTTGTCGGCGCCCAGCACGAACTGGCGCAACTCGTGACAGCGAGGCGCGATCGTGTCGAACGTCGATCGGACGTCGGCCCAGCCGTGCTGCTCAAGCAACCGACTCAGGTGCTCGACGTGCCCATTGGCGGACGACTCCGCGACGTACACCGATCGCCCCGCCAGATAGGCGACAGCGTCATCCCATCCGGCAGGTCGCGCGCGCCTCGGCTCGACAGGCTTAGTACGTGCGCTAGGAGTTCTAGATTCTCTATCTCTATCTCCCCTCTCTATCTCCCGCGCGCGCGATCCCACTCCGTTCGCATTTGCGTTCGGTGATGCGTTCGCATGTGCCTTTGCATGTCCGATCGCATCTGCGTTCGCATCTGGCTTCGCATCTGCGTTCGCATCTGGCTTCGCATCTGCGTCTGTCGGCGGTGGTGGCGATGCGTTCGCATCGCCCCAGCGGGTCCTAGCACCCGGTTTTCCCTTTGCGGCGCGGCGTTCCCGCTCGCGATCGAGGCCGTGAACCCGGAACAAATGCTCGGGCAGAATCTCGATCAGACCGCATTCTTTCGCTGTGAGTTTGGCGAGAGTTGAGCGGCTGGCCCAACCCGGAATCGGCGCGGGAAGTGGCCACATTGCGTCGGCTAACCAGAGCAAACGCTGCCACAAACCGAGCGCTTTATCGTCGTTTCTGATCGAATCGAAGCGAGAATCTCGCGCGATTTGGTCGTAATGGACGAGCACGAAGCGGTCCTGAGTCATCGCGCCATCCGCTGGTCTTCGGCCACCAGGCCGAGCTTCACGACGTGCCCGCCGTCCTCGAGGATACGGCTGACGATCACGTCGTAACCCCGGTCGCAGAGGTCCGCGACGGTGTAATTCGTCGTCGCCACAGTCGGCAACTTGGCCTCGTATCGGCGGTTCACCAGCACGTACAGCCGCTCCGCCGTGCGCTCCGTGGACTTCTCCCGGCCGAGGTCATCGAGCACCAACAGGTCCGCCGTTGCCAGCTCCGGCAGGGGGTCTTCGGCGTCGCCGCGGTACCAGACGTTGATGCGGTCGAGCAGGTCCGCCACGTTGGCGAAGCGGTCCGTGAAGGGCGGCCGAACGGCCATGCGACGGTCCGCCAGCTCCACCGCAGGCGTCGGGTACTTCGCCAGCCACGCCTCCGATCGGGCCGCGAGGATGCCCGCCACGAGGTGCGTCTTGCCCACGCCGGTAGGCCCGGTGAGGATGAGCCCGGTGGGCGTGTCCACGAGTCCACGGCACGCCAGCAGCGCCCGGGAGCCGCCCGTGATCTTGCCCGCGGTGAATGTGTCCAGCTGGCGGTCCAGGAAGCGGGACGGGACTCCTGAGCGCGACAGGATGGTTTCGAGTGTCATGGCCGTCATGCAGCCCTCCTGGCGCGCATGCGCTCGCGCTCCTTGAAACGGACGCTCACGAGATTGGCCGCGCGGTACTTGGCCTGAGCGGCTGCGCGGCGCACACGAGCTACGGGGCTCGCGAAGCGCCGGCGTGCTTGGGCGTTGTGACATGCGCGGCAACGAGCGAACGACAGGCGGCGGTTCCGGTCCGGCGAAGTCCGGGGCCAGAACTCACACGTCGGCGGCCACCATTCGGCGCAGGCGTCACACATGACTTCGATGCCGTCCGGGGTCTCGCGGATGCCGTGACGGGCGATCATGGCTACTCAGCGTCCGCTTCATTCGGGCCGCGCTTGGCGGCAACCTGCGCGAGACGTCGCTCACTGGCCTTGGCGCGGTCCTCGTCAGTCCGCACGCGCCCTGGCAGCCCTACGCCGCGTCGCGGGAGAAGTCCGCCGCGTCCGAGCCCCTTGACCGCCATGTAGGCGTCGCACTCGATCGTGGCTCTGATGGCGATCGTCAGCCCGGGCGGCATCGGGACCGTGTTCACGTCGACGTGGCCGGCCAACTGTCTGACGGCCACCGTGCGGATGCAGACGGGCTCGTGGGCGCAGGAGCCGCAGGGGGCCGTGATCGCGGTCGTGGTGCTTGCCATGTGACGGATCTCCTTGGGAGCCTGCGTGACGAGCGGCTCCGTGCGCTGGGGTTTGTAGGCGGGGCGACGGCCGCCGCTGTAGAGGCCGAACGCGCGCTCGAAGTGGACTTCGCTCGTCATAGGCGCGCTTCCGGCTCGACGTACGCGAGGCCCAGGGCGGCGAAGAAGTCGCGCTCCTCCGGGGTCGGGATGACGGGGCAGGTGCACACCTTTTCGGCAGGCGTCGAGTGGTCACGCAGGCCCAGGCGCAGCGCCCCGCCGGCCTCGTGGTTGCCCTGCCGTCGTGCGAGGGTCACCAGGCGCTGGCTGTAATCCGCCGGGCCTGTCCGAATCGTGAGGATCGCGCCCCACTGTGCCGGGCTCAGAACTACGAACAAATCGACCTGGAGCCCGCTCCGAACGTGGCGCAGCTTGACGTAGCGATCGCCGCCGGAGATCCGCTCGAGGACCTGGTCGCGCTCCTCGCGGGCCAGGGCACGGTCTAGCAGGCTGACCTGCACCGTCTCGAACAGGCCGGACGGCTCCTCGATGAAACGCGGGAGGGCCACGAGCTCGATGTCGCCTACGTCGGGCCGGCGCCGGCGGATGGAGCCCGCGATCACGAGGCGCTCGCAGGACGGGTCGAGTTGGCCAACGATCTGCCCCGCGATGCGCTGGGCTTCGGCGAGGCTATAGCGCGTGCCGGTGCTCATGGGACGTACTCGAACTCGATCCGGTTGACGATGGTGTCGAAGTAGGGGCAGTCGCGGGCGTTGGCCGCCTGGAACATCTCAACGAAGCCAATCGGCGACAGGTCGGGGAAGCCTTCGCGGCGGCATTCGTCTGCTCCATCGGCCCGCTCCGTAATCGCGTCCAGCGACTCATCCGTGCTCGACACCACCCGGATCAGGCAGATCGGCTTGACGTGTTCGCCCTTCTTGAGCCCCTGCGCCTTCTCGACGGCTTGCAGGACTTCTCCGGGCTTGAGGTTCCACCAACCGAGGCGGCGCGTGACGGTCTTCTCGTGACGACGCACGGCCTCGGTGGTCATCGAGAACGAGATATTCCTCATCGCCGCACCAGCCCCACCAGCCAGGCGGGCAGGATCAGCTCGAACTCGAACGGCTCTCCGGGCGTGCGCTCGTTGATCGCTTCCCAGCGGGCGTCCAGCCAGGCCGTGGCGTCCGGCGGCAGCTCCACGACGAGCGTCGCGGGCTCCTTAGCGCCAAAGCTGGCGATACAGAACGGCTCACCACCGCCGATGCCCCCTCCCGCGTCAATGTCGACGTCTACGCCCGCGAGGCCCTCCAGCGCCCGCTTGACGGGCCAGGCCCACCATTCGGCGCGTGACTGGCCGTTGGCGGCTTCGATGTCGGCGGCGGTGACTGCGACATGCAAAGCGGTCATGCCGACGCGACCTTTCGGTGGGCTTCCTTATAGCGGCGATCCGCATCGCGGGCGCACGCCAGGCAGACCTGGACGCCTCGGCCGTTCAGCCGAAGGTTTTCACCCGCGAAGGGGTGACCCTGCTTACAGTGCGTCCGCCGAAGACGCTCACGGTGGGGCTGACCTGCGCGGTGTCGTTGCTGCCGCTCACGCGCACAGGTGAGGCAGACGATCACCCGCTGGGTCTGGCTCCGCTCGGCTTTGGAATGGCCCTTCGTGCACTGGCCCGCGATGAACTGCTCGCTCGTGCGCCGATTCTTCCGCTCGTTGCATCGCTTGCAGCACAGCTGTAGGTTCTCGGGGACGTTGCGGCCGCCGAGCACGATCGGAAGGTCATGGTCGATGCCCATCGTCTCTACGCCACAGAAGACGCACCGGCCTTCGTAGCGAGCTACCAGGGCCCTAATGTCGTTGGCGCTGATCCGCCCGTACGCGCCCCGGCGGTGGGCCATCGTGTTCACCTCGGCAGCGCGTTGGGCCATGTTCTCGCTCATGGCAGCAGGTCGTCGCTGTCGTCGTCCGCCTCGTCCGGGGCCGCGGTGTCGTCGATCGAGGGCGGCTTGCATGGCCCATCGTGTCCCGCCTCCAGCGCACAGGCACCGTTGACGCAGAGCGGCGTGCCAGCCGTGAAGGATTCCCCCGTACGAGCGGAAGTGACCGTGATGCTCGTGCCGGGAGCAACGTTCAGAACCGCGCGAGCGGCATCCACGAGCGCCTGAGGCACGATCTCGCCTGTCTCCGGGTCAACGACTCGCCCATCGGCCCGCTGCTCGCTTGCGAGTGCCCGCACGACGCTGCGCAGCGCGTCTTGGGGCTCGGCCGGCATGCCTTCGATGTCCGCCGCCAACTGCTCGACCGAGCGCAGCGGCTTCGGCTCCGTGACCGGCTTGCCGCCGTCCGCCTGCCAGAGTCCGAACGCCTTGACCATCGATTCGCGCGCGCCGTCGATCGCGCCGTAGAAGCGCATCACCGTGGCGAACTCCTCGACGTCGTGGTGGGCGATTCGGAGCTTGACTTCGTCGCTGTCGGGGTCGCGCTCAACCTCGAAGTGGAGCAGCTCGTGGAGCATCACCGCGGAGCGCTTGCGGGGCTCGAACAGCGTCCAGAAGTACGAGCGGATCCACACGACCGCGTCGTAGCCGGTCACGTCCCGCCAGAGCGTCGGGGCCTTGATCGCCTTCGCCACGACGTCGTGGTGGTACTCGTCCTTGAGTGGGTCGAAGGGCTTGTGGTTGAGCAGGTACAGGACGTGGATCTCTTCGTTGCGCACGACGATCGAGAGGCCGGTGATCGCGTTGATCGCCTGGGGCCCGGCCTCGTGGGCCCTCATAACGTCCTTTGCGAGCGCCGCGACCTCGTCGCTCTGGACGAACTCGCGCGCTTCGATCTCGGGGAATAGCCCGCTGTCGGGCAGGTGTCGGATGGCCATGTGACGGTTCCTCTCCTGGCTATGCGGGCGGGATTAGCGGCGCGGGGCGCCGGGTCCGACGCCTGTGACGAGGTGCTCGCCGTACGCCTTCCAGGCGGCGAGGAAGCCCGCGGGGTCGGCGTCGTGGAGGTCGAGGATTGCCTGAGCGGCGGCGGCGCTCACCTTGTGCGGCCCGAACGTCTCCCCGACGACGGCGGTCGAATTGGGCAGCCCCAGGGCTCGCAGCGCCAACCCCTGCTCCTCGGAGAAGGTGCCCGCTTCGTCGGGCAGGTCGGTCGCGATAGCGGCGCGCCGGAGGGCGGCCACGAATAGCTCGTGAGCGTTCGCGGCCGGGACGGGCTTGGGCGCCGGAGCCGCAGTGGCGGCCGATGGCGCATCCCCGAACAGCGAGTCGAGTTCCGCATCGTCGAGCGCGGGCGGCTCGTTGGAGCGGGCGGGAGCGGCCTTGGCCGCATTGCGGGCCGGCGGCTTGGCCTTCGGCTCGGGTGCGGCTGCCGGCGCGCCGGGCGTAGCGGGCTCAGCGCCGACGTTGTCCTCGACGTCCTGAGTGAAGATGCCCGACGCCGCGGTGGTGCGGAGCGTGGCATCGACGTGGGACCGCTTCTCGGCCATCTTCATGATGGTGTTCGCGAGGTCGTACGGGTCGGGGTTCTCGATCTGGCCGGTGGCCTGGCCCTCGATCGAGAGATCGCCGTCGTTGAACTTGGCGCCGCAGCCGCCCTTCTTCGCGAAGCACAGCCAGCCGCCGCCGTACTCCTGGCGGCCCTTGATGATGGTCGGCTTCTTGCACTTGGGGCAGATCCGGTCCGCGTTGCGATAGCGGTACTTGGACTCCCAGGAGTTGCAGGTGCCGTGCCCGACGCCCACAACCGGGCCGTCGAGTGATCCCAGGTGCAGGAAACAGGTCGCGTCGTACGTGATGAGCGGGCGGGTAACGCCGTCGCCCATGACGAGCGCCGTCTCCACCCGAGCTGCCAGGCCGTAGGCTACGCAGAGCTTCTCCGCGCCCGGCTTGCCGAGCGACGGCTTGTCCACGTTCGGGATGTTGGCGTAATCCACGCCTTTGACGAGCAACTCCTCCTGCATCCGGGAGATGCGCCGCTGGCCCTGGCGGATCGCCGCGAGGTTGCGGTCGAATTCCTCGTCGCTCTGCATGGCGAGGGCGTAGGTGCCGGTGACGGGCGGCACGACCGCGAGGGCTTGAGGCTGCTGGTCCACGTACTCCCCTTCGATGATTTCAGATGCCATCGGGTGTTTCCTCCACAACCCACGACCTGCCCTGACGAATTCGGGCTACAGTCGATTTGCTGACTCCATATGCGGCTGCGGTCGGCCGCTGACCACGCATATCCGCCCGTATCGCCGCCGCGAGTTCATGGGTGAGCTTCGCGCTCGCGTTGTCCATCCCACTGCGAACGGGAGGAAGGCAACCTCGGCCTTTGCCATCCCGATCCCGCGCATTGGCCGCACGGTCCCCGAGAAAGAGGTGGGCCGGGTTCACGCACGGCGGGTTGTCACAGCGGTGGCAAACTGCCAAGCCGACGGGGATAGGACCGTTGGCCAGCTCGAAGGAATAGCGGTGCGCGAGCACGATTCGCTTTGGCGTGACGCTGAACTGCCCATACCCGCGTTGACGCTTCGACCCAGTCCACAGCCAGCATTCGCCAGAGCGATCTACTCGACGCCAGAAACGGACAACGGGGGCGCGGTGCGTCGCGCCAGGAACCCCAGCCATTACGCCAACTCCTCGTCGGCGGGCCGGTTCCGCGGGGCGAGTTGGCACGCCCCACCGAACAGGGGGTTGAACTCGCAATCTAGGCACAGCGAGCTGTTTATCGGCCCTGAGGAAAACGAGTAGTTCTCGGGCGGTAGGCCCCGCTTGGTTCGGGCACGGTTGAGCACGTCATCGGCACGATCGGCGCGGACGTAGGCCGAGACCATCGCGCGCGTCCAGCGCCGGAGTTCGTCGTCCGGCACGGTCGAGGGGATGCCGTGGCCCTCGGGCACGAGTTGGCCCTTGCGCGGCCCGGACTTGAGTTCGCGCATGTGGACCGCGTCGGCACCGAACCCCTGCCAGTAGCCGCCGCCGTGGCCGTCGCGGACCCACGTCAGGTATCCAGCCTCGGGCACGGGCTTGCCCGTCTCTTCCTCGACCATGAGGGTGTACATGCCGAGCTCGACCGTGAGCGCGGTCTGCTTGGGGTTGACGCTGCTCTTGACGTCCCACACGGCGTTGGACGCGAGCACGATGTCCGGGTGCCCGTCGACCTCGCCCCACTCCGGCAGTGCCACGTGGACGTGCGCCTGAGTCCGGCAGAGCGCGAAGTCGAACCGCGGCATGACGTCGGCGACGAACGCGCGGACCGCAGCCTCGATCTCGGCCTGGTCGACCTCGACGCCGTCGCGTTCCTCGACCACTACGGACGCCGCGAGCGCCCGCTCGACGTCCAGCTCGATGCCGGCCCGGGCCTCCTTGATGAGGACTTCGCACGCCGCGTCGAGACACGAGCCGAAGCTCATCTTTGGCTTGGGGATGAACGGGCGCGGGCAGTGCTTGCGCTGCCACGCCTTCTGTGAGCACATCGCGAACGACGTAAGCGCGCTTTTGGACAGGCCCCGGCGGGCCGACAGGTCGGGGCGGCTGACGACTGGCGCGGTCATCGCGACACCTCGATCAGCAGCGCCCGCGCATCCTCGTCGGCATCCCGTCGGGCACGCTCGCGGGTTTCTACGGCGCGCTGATACCGCCCAGGGGTTCGCGACTCACACCGGCCGAAGAAGGCGTACTCGGACATGCCGAGCTGCACGTGCTCATCCGAGACATGCCCGCAGGTGCAGACGTACCGCGAGGTCGAGGAGCTGCTGAACTTCGCGCAGGAGCACGGTTCAGCGTCTCGGGCTTGGGCGATCACGTCGGCCGCGTGACCGGCCCGGAAGCAGGCGAACCACCGGCCGGACGCGGGCGACAGAACGTCACTGACGCCCACGGTCTGCCCGCAGCGGCGCTGGACGAACACCACGGCGCCGTCGGGGCCGAGCATGGCTCGCGGGCGCTCCCCGATGGGCAGGCGAGCGAGGCAGCGCGTCATCGCTCAGCCTCTTTCGTGGCGAACGCGTACCACTTGGGCTGCGACGTGGCGTCGTATCGCCCGAGCGCCGCTACCGCGTGGTCACGGGCGAGCCAGTGGCCTTCGGGGACGCGGATGATCTTCTCGGCGCGTTCGAGGAACGCCACCACGGCATCGAAGTCCCAATCGGCGCCGAGGTTGCCGAGTTGCGAATGCACGATCCGACGCGGGGCCGGGTGGTTCGCCGCGTAGTGGCCGACCATGACGACGCCGGACTCATCCAGCTCCTTGGCGCAGAGTTCGCACTGCCGCTCGAACACGGCGAGCCGCACGACGGCCTCATCGACGGTTAGTTCGGAGGTCACGGCTTCGGCGCTCACAGCCCCACCGTCGCTTCCACGGCAGCCAGCGCGGCAGCCAGGATGGGGTGCTCGCGCGGCCAGTCGAACGACTCAGCGCGGAGAGCCTCGACGGCTTGCACGAGGTCCGTCAGGGCCGGGGCAGCGTTCGCGAGGGTGATCGTCAGGTCGAGATCGAACGTGCGAGGGTGGCCCTGCCGTTCGGTGTAGAAGTCGGCCAGGAGAATGGAGTGGGCCAGGTCGGCGCTCTCGGGACTCGTGGAGCCTCGCAGTTGCATCCCCCACGAGCGCCATGGTCCCGGAGTGGCCCCTTCCAGGCGTGCGGCCAGCCGCTCGGATGCGGTCATTCGCCGAGCCCGAAGCGCGCGAGGGACTTCGGCGTTGCCTTGGCCTTGCAGACCTGGATCATCCGCTCGGCATAGGCCAGGTCAGAGCGGGCGCGTTGGGCTTGGCGGATGTGGTAGCCCGCCTTCCACGCGAACGACTTCTGCACGTACTCCTGCTGGCGGGTGCTGTTCTTCTCCTGCTCGGCGTCGTGTGCGGTGGCCTTCTCCTGGGCGCGTGCGAGCGCCTCGGCCTCGGTCGGAAACATGTCGGCGGGGTCGATGCGCCAGCGATCGAAGCACGAGTACTCCCGCGTCTCGCCTTCGGACGTGGCGGTGATATCGACGCGGGTGATCGTGACCTGCTCGGCCTTGCACTCGGACGTGTAGACCGTCTCCCAGCCCTTCGGCACGCCGAGATTGCCCTTGCCGCAGTAGTCGCACTGAATCGTGACTTCGTCGCCATTGCCGAGAGTCAGGACTACGGCCAACTTGCCGTAGCAGACCGGGCAGGGCACAGTCTGCGGCGCGCTGGGCGCGAATTGCGCTCGCCAGACGACGTCGCCCACCTTGTAGACGTGCTCAGTCATCGTTCGATTACCTCCACGCGCGCCACGGTTCGGCCGAGCGCATCCTTCGTTCGAAGTGGCCAAAGCCACAGGTCCCCGCCACAGACCGGCATCGCGTCGCCGTTGTCGAACACGACCCGGAAGCCCGCGAGATGGCCGCACGGGCAGGTGGGCGGGCGGGTGACGACCGGGAGCGGAGCGGCGAGCGTCATGACTTCGGCTCGCGAGGCTTTGAGGCGTGGTCGAGGTAATGGCCGTTCTCGTCGTGGAGAGTCGCGGCGTAGCCCTGGTGGTCGCTGCCGTGGACGGTCAGGCGCGTGCCGTCAGGGAGCAGGATGCGGAACCGGAAATAGCCGTCGATCCGACGACTCTCGGGTCGCAGCTCGATCACCAGCGCCGCGTTCGAGGCCAGCACGTCGATTTCCAGGACCGGCTCGTGATCCCCGTTGTGGGCGAAGATCAGGCCGACGCCGGCGCGTCGCGGATAGGCGGGGTCGTCCTGGATCGGGAAGGCGCGGACGGGGCCCACGTCGATGGCGGCGCTCATGCGAACGGCCAGACGTGTGCCGCGCGCCAGACCTGCACGGCGAGGTACAGCACGCTCATCGCGATCAGGAGCCACGAGGCCCGCACGGCGATGCGGTCGATCTCGTCAAACATCACGCAAGATCCAGTCCGGCGTCGCGCCAGGGCTTGGTGAGGGTGTCGAACTGCTCGGGCGCGATCTTGTCCTGGACAAGGAGCGCCCAGGCGGCGTCCCTGGCGGCGGCCCAGGCGGCGTCCCTGGCGGCGGCCCAGGCGGCGTCCCTGGCGGCGTCCCTGGCGGCGGCCCAGGCGGCGTCCCTGGCGGCGGCCCAGGCGGCGTCCCTGGCGGCGGCCCAGGCGGCGTCCCTGGCGGCGGCCCAGGCGGCGTCCCTGGCGGCGGCCCAGGCGGCTCCTAACTTCCGGGCCTCGTCTGGCGTCAACCTCTTGCAGCGCAAGATAAACGCTGCCACTGCGGCCCCGTTGGGTCCGAGCGCGTCGTGGCCCGGAAGTTCCCGCACGACGCGGAACGCGAGTGCCGCTCGCTTGTTGGGGTAATCCATGCCGTCGAGTACTTCACCGACCGGCTCAACCTCGAACAGACGGCACGGCCAGACAAAGCTGTTGCAGTCGGCAGGCTCGGATGAGGCCGAGAGGTATGTCGAGGCGTCGTTCGGCACCATCGCCGTCGAGGTCGGATGCGTTGTGACTTCCCCGACAGCCCACGTCACCGCGGGATCGTGGAACGAGCGACCCTGGACGTCGGTTGCTTTGTAGAGCGTCATGGCTACTTGCCCCACGCTTTCCGCTGAAAATCAGGCGCCGGCCCCTGCGCCTTGCGGGCATTGCACGACCGGCAGGCCGGTACGACGTTGTCGATCGTGTGCTGGCCGCCGCGCGAGAGCGGAATGACGTGGTCCTGCTCGATCCGCCCGGCCGTGCCGCAATAAGCGCACCGGCCGCCGTAGGCCTCTTTGATGGCAGCCCACACGAGGGGCGTGACCTCGATCACGGTCGCGCCTCTCTGTTTGACGGCGTAGAGGCGTCGGTATTCGCGCATCTCCTCCGGGTGGTCTGCCCGCCAGGAGTCCTCCGTGGCGCGGACTCTTTCGATGTTGGCGAGGCGCCACGCCCGCGCGGCCTCGCGGTATTTGGTCGCGTGCTTCGCGTATTCCTGTCGCCTCGCCTCCCGAACGCGATCTGGATGCCGCTCGCGATAGGCGCGGTCGATCTCACGGGCATGCTCGCGGTTGCGGACACGCCAGAGGCGCATGTACTCGGTGTGGCGCTCGCGGGCCGTGGCGATGTCCATGGCTACCGGTCTCCCCAAGCGAATCTCTTCTCCGACTCGGTCCAGCCCGACAGGTCTGCCTGAGCGGTCACGCATTGCTCGGCCTGCTCGCGCTCACGGCGGCGGGCAGCCTCGGCTGCGCGGTGGGCCCGGGCGCTGTAGCCCTGGCGGCGTGCTGGCGTGGTGTGACGGTTGCGGCGCACGGGTGCCCCCTTGGCGGGCTACGAATGGACGGGCTGGGCCCGCCTCCCGGAGACCCTGCCTGAGCCTCCGGGAGCTAGCGGAGCCTCAGCTCCGAGTTGCGCACCAAGCCGGGGGGGGAGAGGGCCTGATACGCAACTCGCGGCCGAGGATCGAGAGGCGAGCGGCCGGGAGGGGACCGGCCGCTCGCTGTGGGAGCCGACGCGGGCAGCATCGGCGTAGGAAAGGCACGGATGGCTCGTGAGGGTGCGGCGGACCCAGGTCGGGACGCGGGCGGGCGGGATCCGCCAGACGCGCTCGCGGAGCGGGGCGGGCTGATGACGCTGTGTGGTGGTCATGACTCGGTCGAAGTCGTGGGAGGGGTTGGCCGCAGCATCGGCGCAGGTGTCGGCGTGGCGGTCGCGGGCGTGCTGATCGACTGAGTCGGAGTGGCGCACGGCACGTCGAACAGGACCACGAGATACCACCGGCCATCCGCCGCCGAGGCAGAGCCGAACCCCATCGCGGTCCAGGGGCCGAGGATGTTGGCGCGATGCTCGGGAGACGCCATGAACTCGGCTTCGACGTCAGCAGGCTCGCCAACCCACATGCCGATGTTTTCGCCGGCCTCGAGGAAGCAGTACCCGCCCATGTCCGCGAACACCAGATGCCCGTCGGGCGGGATGTTGTGACCGAAGTAGTCCCGCGTTTCCATGTCATCGGCGCGGGCCTGGGCGAAGGCGTCGAGCGCCGGGCTCTCGATGAGGGCGGACAACCCAGCGGCGGCGCGGTCCGCGTTGGTCACGGCGAGCATGTCCGGCGTGGCATGGACGGGGGAGGCGGACAGGGCCAGCAGGAGAGCGGCGGCGAGGGGGGCGAGGCGGATCATCGGGAGGCGCCCAGGGCAGCCAGAAGAGCGGCGGCATGTTCTAGGTGGATGGCGTGGTGCCGTTGGCTTTCGGGCTTGTGCCCCTCCCAGTGCGGGATAGCCTCATGCAGCGCCGCCGCGACTTGTTCGACCGTGACTCGAATGACGACAGACTCGGCTGCGCCCTCATCTGGAGGTGCGGGATAACGGCTGTCGAATTCCTCGGGGGTTTCGTCATGCCAATCGCTCACAGCGCACCCCTCGCGTTCAGGTCGATCAGGCACGGATGCCGGGTCACGTGAAGCTGGACCCACACCGGCACGCGGGGCGTCTGGATGCCCAGCAGGCGGCGGAACTCAGCGGTGGCGAGGTCGGCAGCGCTCTCTGTGCGGCTCTGTGGGGCACGCTGCGAGGCGGGGGCGGCGGAAGCGGTCATTGCGCCACGGCTTCCGCGACCATCTCGCGCAGCGCCTTGTGATAACGGGCGGCTCGGAGAGGGTCGATCGAAGGGGCGCGTTCCCAGCCATTGAGGGTGATGCGATGAAGGCCCATCCGGGCCGCGAGCGCGACCTGGGTGACGCCGCATTGGCGTCGGGCGGCTGCGAGGTCCGATCCAGGAACTGGGTTGGGGTATTCGTCGCTCATGTCTGGGAACAGTAGCGACCGGCCGCTACGTTGTCAATACGTCGCGACTACATATCTTGTCGGAGCGACGCTGTACCCTACGACGCCTGGTACATCGTCGACCTCTCGACGAGCAACTCGCCAGGAGCCCTGTGCCACAGCTGCCTCGCGGCGCTCGACTTCCAGTGGACGGCCGACGGGGTGGTGGGGCTGACCTAGCTCGACCAGCCCCAGCTCGTGGTCCGTGCCGTCGGGGTCGGAGTGCCACCCGGTGATTCCCAGGTGCCCGTCCCGGTGATCGCGAGGGGGGTATAGGTCCCGACGCCAGCGCTCGCGGACGGCAGAGCCATCGAGCCTGAACCCGAGAACGTCTCCGAGCCGGAGCCCGAGGAGGCCGAGGGCCGCGCCGTCGCGCCGGTCCCCGTGAATGACTCGGCGCCCGAGCCGGCGCTGGCTGACGCCGCGGAGGTAAACGCCCCGGTTCCCGTGAAGATCTGACTCCCGGCGCCTGCAATGGCCGATGCCGCCGAGACAGTCGAGCCTGAGCCGGTGAAGATCTGGCTACCCGTTCCCGCGCTCGCGGAGGGGAGCGCCGTATCCCCGCCACCGATGACGCCGGCCAGACCCGTGCCCGCGCTGGCAGATGGGCGGGCGGTATCGCCTGAACCCGAGAACGTCTCCGAGCCGGAGCCCGAACTCGCGGACGGGAGCGCCGTGTCTCCGGTCCCGCTGAATGTCTCCGTGCCGCTCCCGGAGTTTGCGGAAGGACGCGCGATCGCGCCCGTGCCGGTGTATAGCTGCTTGAGTGAGGCGATGCCGACCGCCCCGCCCGTGATGCTCGTCGTGGTCTGGGCGAAGCTGTCAGAGTCGGCGGCCGCTTTCGAGGTGGTCCAGCCATACCCGAAGTTGTAGTGACGCGCCAGGCTCGTGCCGTTGTTGTTCGTGCTCGTGATCGTGGTGGCGCCGCCCGTGACGGTATGCGTCAGGGTCTTGGTCGCGGCAGCCGAGTAGTACGCGGCCCCGACGACCAGGACCAGATCGCCAACCGCAACGTCTACCCCGGCTGTTGTGGCGACGATCGGAGTCGTTGTACCCGAGTTGACGCCCGTGCGGTCGGGGGTGACGCTGATAATGTCGTCTGTGAATTCGGCGAGTTGGGCCTGAATGTAGCCCGACGTGATCGCCGCGAGGGTCGGCGCGGTGTCTGAACCGGTGGCGATCTTGACGAATGCCGTGACGCTCATCGTCGTCCCGGCGCGCTGCACTGCCACCGCCCATCCGGTGCCGTTTGCGCTGAATGTCGGCAGGGTGGCGGAACCGTGAACCGCCACCCACAGGACCAGCGTATTTCCGGCGACGCGCGTCTCGCTCGTGCCCCAGGCGGGCGTTACCGCCGTGGTGACGGCGCCGAGCGAGACTGCCCCGATGGTCCCAACGAGAGCCATCGCGCTATTCGGTGATGGTGAAGGTCAGGGACGATACCGCCACGGTGGCGCCGGTCTGGATGGCGACCGAGTTGAGGACGATGTTCGAGGTCGCGATTCCCACGGAGCCATCGAAGACCGGGGTCGTATGGTCCGACTTGTAGGCTCGGAACCACGACGCCGTGCCGGTGCCGGTCGCGGCGACCGAGCCAATGGCTGCGAATGTTGCCACGCCACCGGAAGGCGAGCCGGTCATGGCCGTCGCGGCACAGGTCAGCGAAGCCAGTACGCTTGTGGCCGCACCATTGGCGGCGGGCTGAGTGCCCGACATGATGTCGATATAGCCCGAGTTGCAGAGCGCCATGACCGCGCCCGCGGCGGCATTCGCTCCGGCGTCGTCCAAATGCGGATTGAGAGCCATTTCTACTCCTCTACGTTGTGGTCAGGGTGAGCGTTGCCTTGGTTTGCACGCCGTCGACGGCCGAAAGCACGAAGCGCACCACGTCGCCGGCAGCGAGCGAAGTCGTCCAGCCCGCGAGCGCTGAGTCGGCCGCGGCCATGACTCCCGCGAGCTCCGGGTCGCTCCCGCCAGTCAGCGAGGCCGAGGGCGGGGTGCCTGCCTCCATATCGGCGAGCGTGCCGCGCAGCACTTCGACCGTGACTGCTCCCACCTGATCAGCCAGCAGCGACCAACCCGTCAGGGTGCGAGCCGAACTGATCGCCACGTCCACGAACGCGGGCAAGACCAGGGCCGAGCCGCCACCGTCGAAACCGGCCGTGATCGTGCGAACGAGCCCCGAGACGCGCGCAATCGGCAGTTGCCCGGTCAGCGCCGGACCGTCGAGTGCGTACGGCGGGTCGCCGATCAGCACCGTGCCGCCCATCGCCGTGCCTGAACCCGTGCCGGGCTTGCCCGCTCCGAGCTGGCGCCGGATTTCGAGGATCGGACTCTGGCGGACGCTCACGAGAAGTCGCTCCACGGGATGTGCGCCACGGTCGCGACGTAGCTTCCGCCGGAGCTGCTGACGCTCATGTCGGTGCGGTACGTGTCCACGACGCCGAGCTCGTCGGTTCCGGTCACAGGGTCGACGGCCCGAATCACCATCCCGGCTTCGAGGTACGGGTTCGCGACCATGCCGATGTCTCGCACGGTCCGGAGGTGGCTGCGCTTGGCGAGGTCGGCCTGGCCGGTTGTGGCTGCCTGCGCGGCGGAAGTCACGACGCCCAAGCCGAGGGTGTAGCGCCGGATGCCATAGGTCCCCTCGAGCGCGCCCATCGGCACGGTGGGCTCCGTGTCCGGCTGTCCGTAACCCGCGATCTTCACGATTGACACGGCGTTGTCGACGCCCTCTTTGAGAGCGAACTTATACGTGTCGCCAGTCGAGTCGTTGCAGGCGTAAATGTCCGTGTGGGTCGCGGTGTCCATGTCGCCGCCGAACATCCCGGTCCCGGCGGTCGAGATGACCTGTAGCACCACCGTCGGAGCCGAGGCATCCACGCGCCACATCTCGTTGAGCCCGGCGAAGTAGAGGTACATGTCCGAGCCGTCGATCGCGAGGCCTGAGGGATCGGAGCGCGTGACTGCTCGGAGCCCCGAATAGGTCGGCCCGAAACTGCCGACCGCGGATCCGTCTGTCTTGCTCCGGCTGTGGAACTTGCCCGTCGTCTGGTTCGCGAGCCACAGCACCGAGCCGTCCGCCTTGATGTCCGCCCATGCGCCCGCCGGCAGGGTGTAGGTCGCCAGGGTGGCGAGCGTGGACTTGTTGAGTTTCAGGATCTTGCTCGCGGTGCCTGAGCCGATGCGCCACGGCGCGTCGAGCAGCCAGAGGATCGAGGAGTCCGCCGGATCGCCCGACAGGCCCGCGGGGTAGACCGTGCCCGCAATCACGGCCGAACTCGCGGCGATGGTCTGATCCGACTGAAGCAGGATGTAGATGCGTTTCGTCGTGCCCGAGACGACCTTGAGGTGCGTCGGGTCCGAGGCGTCGAACATGACTCCCGTGGGCGCGGCGATCTTGCTCGTGCTCCAGGTCTGCGTCCAGGCGTCCTTGAACGACGTGAACGTGCCGGTGACTTTGACGCGGGTCCGCATGTCGAGCCAGTCGCCGGCGCGCTCCAGGGACATCATGTCAACCCCGGAGGTGACGCTGACGACGGGGATCGGGTTGCCGTCGGTGTCTTTGTCCACTGCGGTGGGCGGGGCGAAGCGGTAGATCTGGCCCCAGCAGCCGTGATCGAAGCCGACGAGCTGGCGCAACTGATTGAGCGCGGCGCAGAACTCGGTGCCATCGGCGATCACGAACTCATCGACGAAGTACGAACTCGGCCAGATCAGCCGGTAGTCCGAGGGCCATCCGGCTTTGTCGAGGACGTCCGCCACGATGGCCGAGACTTCCCACCCGAGATACACACCGTTCGTCGAGTCGCGGACCGCCCCGACTTCATCGACTCCCTGCGGCGCGATCGCGATGAACTGGTACGGGTCGAGCAGCAGCGCCATCCGATCGCGTCCGGTGATGGTGAAGGTCCGCTCGGAGGGCACGCGGGAGTCGTCGATCTTGTCGATGATGCCGTCGAGCGTCATGGTCCGATCGAGCGACCCGTACCACTGCCGGATGAGCAGATAGCCTCCGGGGACCGCCCAGCCCGGCGGGGAGTTCGTCTCCAGCTCGATGGTGAAGCTCGCGGCGTCCGCCTGGCGGCTCTTGTCGATCGAGACGTGCTTGACTTGGACGGGGTAGGACTCGGCAGGCCCCACAAGGCAATGGAACCCCGACGCCCCGGCCTGGAAACGGCTCTCGAGCAGCGCGACGAGTTCGGGCGCGATGTCGCTCATGTCGGGACTTCAACGAGGACCACGCCGCTGATCGACCATAGCCCCGCACCGATGAAGTCCGCGGGCGGAAGTTCGAGCACCACAGCGTTCACGGTTTCGACGGGTGTCACGACTGACACCTGCGTCACGCCGTCGAGATAGCCCTGGAGCGTCGCGAGGTCGGCGTCCTCGACCCACGGCAGATCCCATGTCGCCGAACGGGCGGGCAGGGAGCCGGACTGGAGCGTCTCGTTTACGGCTCCGGTGCCGTCGTCGAGCAGGGGAATGCGGCTAACGAACGCCGGCCGCTGCCATGTCGGAGCCCGACCGACACCGGCCAGGGCGACGTCGCCAATGGAATAAGTGGCGGTTGGGACGGAGATTAGTGATAGGGCTACGTCTGAGACGACCGGAGCCGCAACGAGCACGATGCCTGTTGCCTCGCCGCCCGTGTAGCCCGTGGCTGAGACTTCGAGGAATACCATGCCGGCACTCAGGGAGAACGTATATGCCCCGCTACCGTCCGTGGTGGTGGTGTCGATCATGCCGGAGCCGCCGGAGTCCCAAACCTCGACCGTCGCTCCGACGATGGGGAGCCCGGTGTCGGCGTCGGTGATCGTGCCGGATAGGGTGACGCTCATGGTCGGCTCCCTGTATACCCAGAGAAGCGGCTGGCCTCGGTCTGGAGTTTGTCGGCGAGGTCGTCCATCGACCGAATGAACCGGCGGGCGGCCTCGGGGCTGACGTCGCTGCCGAAGCTGACCGGCCCGGTGAAGTTGTAGGAGTTGCCCATGCCGCCCTTGTTCTGTGCAGCCGGGATGATGGCCTCGCCGCGGTGGATATAGGCCAGCTGGTCATAGGCAACGAACGGCGTGCCGCTCGCGAAGCCGGCGGGGTTGTGCTTGATTGTGCCGGCTGGAGGCTGGAGGGGTAGTTGGCCGGGAGGCCCGCTCGCCGATCCCGTCGACAGGATGGTGGGCGTCTGCGGAGCCCCGATGACGTGACCGAGGTTCCAATCGTAGGAGAACCCCGGCGGTAGCAGGCTCAGCCAATGGGCCGCAGCGGCCGTGATCGCGTCATCGATTTGCTTCGTGTCCCAGGCGTCGGCGAGGCTCAGGCCCGTGTCTTTGGCGAACTGCTCCACGTCGTCGCTGAGTATCCCCAAGCTCGTTTCGGTTTGCCCCTGCACATCGGCCCACATGGCGCGGATGTCCGGGTTGGTGCTAGAGAGCCCGTCTTTGAGGGCCTGCGACTGCAGCAGAGCGGTCAACTTAGCCTGCCGCTGGGCCTTGGTGCCGTATTGGGTGTCTTCCACGAGCAGGGCGATGTGATCCGCCTGCAATTGGGCACGCTGCTCGAGGAGCGAGTCCTTCTGCTGCTGCGTGAGGGTGGCCCACGTCTTCTTGTCCGCGATCTGCTTCGCGTTATCCGCGATGTCCGCGGCGTTGGACTCCAGACGGTAGCCAATCGTCTGTGCCGACACTCGCTCGCTCATGGCGGTTGACCATGCCGAGGCCATCGAAGCGCCGGAAGCCTTGATCTGACTGACGATCTCAGCGAGTCCGACCCGTGTATTCACGTTGGCCGCTGCCCATTGATCGGCCGCGCTGATCGGGATGACCTGGAAGGTGCCGTCGGCGGCCTTCTCCAGCTGGGCCATGCCCGAGCTGATCATCCACTGTTCGGTTGCGGTCAGACCGTCCTCGACTGCCTTCTGCGCCGCATCTTTGTCGGCCAAAGCCGCGGCATGGGTGGCCTCGGTGGCAGCCTTGATCGCGGCGGCCTGCTCGCCCGGATCCATGCTCGGACCCGCAGGCTTGGGCACAACCAGACCGTTGTTCTTCAGGTCGCCGATCAGGTGATTGCCGAAGATGTTGTCGACGATCTGGCCCCACAGGTCGCCTCCCTTCTCAGCTGCGACCACCAGCGCGGCGCCGACAGCAACGGGAATAGCGACCGCCATCGCGGTGCCGACTGCGGTGCCGACTGCGCCACCGGCCGCAGCGGCTTCCGGAGCCTGTGCCGCGATGGCCGCGCCGACCTCGGGGCCGCCCGCGGCGACTGCCAGTGCTTCGCCTTGGACTTCGGCCTCGCCCGCGATCGTTCCGACGCCTGCGGCAGCAGCGGCTTCGATTGGCGCCTTTGTCGCTGCCGCGGCGGCGGCATCCTCGGGCGCGAGCGCTTGCTTGGCTGCGAGCTCGGCCTCGGACTCGGCGGTCCCGGCGGCCGTGCCGACCGTGCCGGCCGCCGCGGCAGCAGTGGTTGTGGTTCCCAGGATGGCCTTTGTGATAGCCGGCGCGAGCAGGCCCGCGGCCCCGCCGATGCCCGACGCGATAGCCTTCGTCAGACCCGGACCCGCGATGGCCGCAGCGCTCAGTAGGGGCCCGAACTGCTCGCCAATGCTCGCGAGCGCCCCGCCGGCCTGGTGCAGCGCCAGGGTGGCACGATTGCCCCAATCGTCTTCGATCGCCTGAGCGGCCTTGTTGGAGGCGCCAACGGTGGACTCGGCCGAAGTCTTGTACTCGTTGAGGCTCGTGATCCCCGGGGCGAACGCTTTCGCAAGGTTGGTGCCGCCCTTGGCGCCGAAGATCTGCATTGCGGCCTGCGCGCGTTCGGTCGGGTCGACGATCGATGAGATCTGCGTGATAAGGTCGTTGAGGTCCTGGCCGGGCTTGAGGGTCTTGATGGCCTTGTTGAGCGCCGCGGGAGCCTTGCTCGCGCTGATGCCCGCCGTCTCGAAGAGGTTCAGGAGCGCCACGCCATCGTCGAGGCCCATGTTCATGGCAGATAGGGACGGCCCCATCGCCAGCAGTGCTGCCTGGCTCTCGCCAACGTTGGTCGAGTACTGCTGGTGCGACGCCACCAGCAGATCCATGACGTGCCCCTGGTCCGACGCGCTCAGGTTGTAGGCGTCGGTGATCTCCTTGAGGGTGTCGATGGCCTCGGAACCCTGGCCGGTCGCCTCTTCGTATTTGACGACCCCGAGTGCAGCCGTCTCGGCTGCCTGGCCGGTGAGTTTGTAGGCCGAGATCTCGATACTCAGGGCGTGCTCGACATCGCCCATCGATTGCAGGGAGTGCTTGTACAGGTTGTCGATCGACGCGCCTTCTTGCGCGAGCGCCTGACCCGTCAGCCCCGTATCGGCCGCGAGTTTCTGAGTCGCGGCGTCGAGGGCCTGGCCCTGAGAGAGCATCACGCCGGTAACCAGGCCCGCCCCTGCTCCTACAGCACCGCTGATCGCCTTCTTGAGCTTGGAGTTGAGCTGCGCGGACATGCGGTCGCCCGCCGCCTGGCCGCCCTTGTCGCCGGCGGATCCGGCCTGCGCTACGAAATCGCCCGAATCGAGGACGAGCTTCGCGAGGGCGTAGATGTCGGCGACGGAAGAGGACATCAGTCAGGCTTTCGGTAGCGGGCTTCGATGGCGGCCTTCTTGGCGGGGTCCATTCGCCGGATCACGCCGGGTGACTCCTTCGCTACCCATGCGAAGTTGGCCTCTTGCTGGGCTCGGCTCGGCGGCAGAGGGCCCGGGAGGTACCAGGGCCGTGGATAGTGAGGCAGTCGCTCGATCTCCCTCGGTGCAACGGGCACCATGGTGCGTGCGAGCGCGTCCGACACGACGACGTACAGGTCGGTCATGCGGGCGGAATGCTCTTCCTCGCGAGCCTGCTGGTCTTTCGTCCAGAGGAGCGCGACTTGGGATTCGGTGAGCCGGTCGTCGAGCTGGTCGGGGCGGAGTCGCCAGTGAACGAGCGCCCAGCGATAAAGCTCGCCTGGCGTGAGGCTATGACCTCCAGGAATGCCGCCGCCAGCACCGGAGCCATGCCCGCCTGGACTAAAGGGCTGAACACTTCCTCGCAGATCACGTCATAGATCGCCCGGATTTCGCGATCCGAGGCCGTGGCGTCGAGCTCGTCTCGGCCGCCGAACGTGGTGACGTGGTATGGCTCGCCGGTCCGCGAGTCGATCGCCTCGTCGTAAGCCACGATCATGTCCAGCAGCGCTTCGCCCGTGAGTTCCGCGGCTTCGCCGAACGACTGCCGGATGTCCGGGGCCGCTGCCTCAGCAGCACTTCGCTGTCGCCAGAAGTCGCGCCACTCGCGAGCTGCTTTGCGGGGAAGGATAGGTAGCCGGCGGGGTGCGCCGGCTACCTTGACTGGGAGGACGGCCGTCATTACGGCCTCCTCCTGCTCGGGGGTGATTTCGTCGGCAGTCATCTACCGCTCGATGGCCCACGGGATGAGGGTCGGATCGGTCACGTCGACCGTGGCGATGAACGACAGCGGCACGCCTGTCGTGGTGGTCTCGCCGAAGGTGAATTCGGCGTTGGCCTCGTTGATAGCATCGAAGAGCGTGATGACGAGTGCCTCGCCGTCGAGCCCGATGCCCTGGATCACGAGGTCGCCGTACGCCTCGTCCGGCACGCGCCCGATGCGCTGGCGGATGATCGTGGTCCCGGCATCGTCCACCATCACCACGGCATCGCCGGAGTCGTGAGAGCGGACCAGCGGGGTGGTGAGCGTGACCGTCAGGCCGGAGACGTAAGTCCCGACCTTGACGATTTCCGTCTCGCCGGCGTCGCCGATCTTGAGAAAGACGTCGTCGGCGATGTTGGTCGCCGCGGTGAGGGTGATGCTGGAGGCTCCGGCCGCAACGTCAGCGGTCAGGGTGGTGGCGAGTCCTGACGGGCTCGTGACAGCCGCCGTGCCGACGGTAGCGGTGGAATTGAGCAGGGCCCGCTGGAGTCTGGCGGCCGAGAGGGCTTCGAGCGTGGTCGCGCCGGTGATCTTGGCCTTGGTCATCTGACGCATGCCCTTGACTTCGCCGGCGACGCCGATGAAGGGCGGGGTGTAGTAGGTGTACTCGGCGGTGACCTTGGGCTCCACGGTGGTGATCCCCAGGTCGATGTTGTCGTACGTGACGCTGGCCGGCGCGCCGAAGAAATAGTCCTTTGCCTCGACTGTCATTGCGGTGTCTCCTGCTGCTCGGTGGCCGGCTCCGCGCCGGGATTGACGGTCGCCTTGCGGCGGTGAGTGGGAATGACCAAGCCGATCTGGACTGCCTGCTCGGCCTCGAGCGCGGCGATCTGGGCTTCGGCCTGTTCAATGGCGGCCACCCGGAACTCTGCCGCTCGGACCTTCATTCGGTGGACCGCTGGATTCCCTTTGTAGCCCGGCGAATTGCCCATTTGGTCGCTCCTCAGAGGGGTGTGGTCGGGTAGTTGACGATCGCGTAGATGCACGGCTGGCCGGTTCCGACCGGAGGTAGCGGATCGTGGTCCGGCGTCACGGACTGCACCGAACTGTGCCAGACGCCGATCCCGTGTGAAGTCCGGGAGCGGCCGTCGTGGAAGGCGCCCTTGCAGACGTACCAGATGCGCCAAGCCTCGCCTAGCGTGGCGCCGTAGCAGCGCACGATCAGCTTCGTGGCGTCGATGGGCGTCCGGCCTATCGGGGTCGCGTCGTACAGGGCCACCACCACGAACGGGAGGTAGGCTCCGGGGCCTTTGCCGTGACCCGGAGCGGGCTCATCGAGGTCGATCGGGATTCCGGCCGCGAGGATGCCCGGCAGGAGCCGGAGTTCGGCTGCTGCGGACGCGGGCGGGTACGGGTTGACCACGAGCGGGGCGGTGCCGATATCGAACCCCGCGCCGAACCCCGCCGGATCGAAGTACACCGTCATGGCGCGTCCGGGGCCATCAGGCCAGAGGCGATCATGAGGGACCGCCGGGGCTGGCGATCTCGACCACTTCGAGGTCGCAGACCCAGTTTATGCTCGTGGCAACGGCACCGGTCGCGGTCACGACGATGGTCGCGCCGCTGATTGTCACGGCTACGGCCCATGCGGAGGCTCCGGCATCCTGCGCGATCACTGTTGGGCTTGGGGCGGAGCCACCGACCCATGAGTACGCCGTCGAACCGTCGCCGCGAATGACGCCCGCGAATGACCAGGCCGAGTCGGTGCCGAGTGTATCCGACTCACGCGCCACCACGGTCCCTTTGATTACCGCGGTCCTGGTGTAGTCAGCGACCTGATCCGTGTCGCAGAAGGTAAAGCCGCTGGAGTTGCCGGAGTTGCTTAGAGTCGCGGGGACGTCTTCGGTAGTGCCACGGGTCAGGGCTATCCGGCTGTGCTGGCCGAGGCCGCTGCTCCCGTTCTGCGGGCAAGCGGCATCGGCCACCTGACCATCAGAGGAGGCGGACGAGTAGTTCCCGGCGGCGGTCGAGCCGTTCCCGGAGGCGGTCGAGCCGTTCCCGGCGGCGGACGAGTAGTTCCCGGAGGCGGTCGAGCCGTTCCCGGCGGCGGACGAGTAGTTCCCGGAGGCGGTCGAGCCGTTCCCGGCGGCGGACGAGTAGTTCCCGGCGGCGGACGAGTAGTTCCCGGCGGCGGACGAGTAGTTCCCGGCGGCGGACGAGTAGTTCCCGGCGGCGGACGAGCCGTTCCCGGCGGCGGTCGAGCCGTTCCCCCAGGCGGTCGAGCCGTTCCCGGAGGCGGACGAGCCGTTCCCCCAGGCGGACGAGTAGTTCCCGGAGGCGGTCGAGACGTTCCCGGAGGCGGCTAGAGAGGCATCGAACCAACCACCCCCGGCGTCAAAGACAGTGACACGAGCGGAGCCAGCGGCGAACTTCGTGCCCGACAGAATGCCCACGCCCCAGTACCGGCAGCGCTTGGCGATGCTGTCGCAGTCGGCGGCGCGAGTCAGCACCCAGGGCGTATCGGTTCCGTTACCGGGATTGGTGACGACATAGATGCCGTGCGCGACGCCGTTCTGGTCGGATGAGTTGTTGTAGTACCACAGGATGCGCTGGCCGACGGTCGGCGCATGCCCATCGGCCGAGAGGACGCCATCGGTCGGATCAGTTTCCGTGAGCGTCCCGGCCGCGTCGTCGTAGGTTGCCGCGGGCGGCGTGTCACCGTTGAGCGTCGAGAGCAGATAGTCCACCGGAGCGAGCGCGACTGGAGCATCGGGCGTGGTACCGGCGTAGGGCGAGGAACCCACATCTGCCATGCTCGCCACGGGGTTCGTCCCGGATAGCGTCGTGTTGGCGTCGAGCGCGGCGCGCTGGTCGGGGGTGACGAGCGACTCGCCGCCGAGATCGTGGGCAGCGGTGTAGTCCGGGTCGACTTGGACCTTGGCTCCTGCGATGGGGGCGTGGTGAATGCTCATGACTTCCTCCGGATTACGCCTTGGACGCCGCCCTGCTGTCCAACGCGATAGCCCATGGCGGTGGCGACGGTGGCCCCGAGCCTGCCGAGCTTCATACGCTTGCCCATCGCGGGGACGACGAACTTGCCGGCGTCTGGGATGTGGCGAATGAACGCGGGCAGCAGAGACGGCCGGGCGGCCTCGTTGACCGTGCCGAGCTCGGCGAAGTGGGCGATCGGGGAGTTGACCTGCACGATCAGCACCACCTCGTTCTTGACCGAACCTACGCCGCGGGGCTTGGCCTGCCAGTCGCCGGCGGCGCGTTTGCCGAGCGCCCAGACCTGCCAGGAGCCCGCGTCGGCCATCATCGGGACGCCGCGCTCGCGGGCGATCTCCGGGTCGCGTGGGGCGTGGGCGGCGTAGTCCGCGATGATGACGGGGCCGAGTTCGGCAAAGCCGTCGGCCATGCCCATCTGGAGCAGGTCGAGCGAATCGTGGTGCATCACGACGCGGTTGGCGCGGTTGGCCAGGGTGCGGGCGGAAGGGGTCTTGGGACTTGGCATCAGGCCACCGCCGTCACGCCAAGCACGAGATGGTGGCCCTCGCCGGCCGCATCGGGCATCGAGTTGATGTCGTACCGGACTCCGTCGCATTCGATCCAGCAGTCCGTGCCGAGTCCCGCGACGGGGTAGAGATCACAGGCCAAGGTCGACACGACCGCACCGGCCTGGGACAGCAGCGCAACCTCGTTGGCGCGCAGCGGCCGGATCCGCCCGTCCACCGTGGCGACCGTGGCCGGGGCGGTCACGGGATAGCCGTCGTCGTTGAGGCTACCGGTACCGGCCCCGTCGACCTCACGGACCTGGTCACCCGAATCGTGGGGCAGCAGGAGAGGCGTGGTCAGCGTCACGGTCGAATAGACCACGACGTGATCGACCTCCACATCCACGATCGAGTCCACGACTACCGTCTCCGTCTCGCTCTCGTCGCCCAGGCGCAGATACGACTCGACGATGATGTGCGAGTCGGGCGGCACGTTGAACGACCGGTCGCCGGAGGCGGTATCGGCCAGCAGGGTCGTATCCGTCCCTCCGAGCGTCTCCTCGGTGCTCGTCAGCACGGGGGTGAGCCGCTTGATGACGAGGCGGGCGTTCAACAAGTCGTCGAAGCTCATGGCTTGCCGAACCCGACTGGACGCCAGTTCTTAGGCGACGGGCCCTGGTAGACAAACCATTCGCGCCAGCCGTGGCGTTCGTCGATGTCAGGAACGAGGATGTGACCGACCAGGCGGCCTCTCGGAGACCGCGGCTCGCCACTGGCGGCCTGGGCACTTCCCATGCCGATCTCAACGACGTCGTCATCCTCGGAGCCGCGCGGACGCTTCATGCCTGAGCGCTCCTGGCCGCCAGATCCCGGCCGAGTGCCCACAGGGACGGCCCGTCTCCGATGTCAGGCGGCAGGACCGGGACCGCAACGGCGAACTCTGTGGGCTCGATCGAGATGACCATCCCGCGGCCGACCGGCTCGTTTCCGATGGTCAACATTTCGCCGGCTGGCGGGTAGATCTGGCCGAGCCGCAGACCGCTCTGGTTTGGCAGGACCAGGCGCCGAACGCGGACCGTGGTGGTCGGCAGCCACGCGATGTGTTCCCGGACACTGAGGCGGGGCGAGTTGTCTGCCATCGTCTCGGCATCCTCGCGCTCGTCGAAAGCCGCCACGACGTGTGGCTCGCCTTTCCGCGGGGAAAGCCATACGAGCCAGCGGTGGTTGGTATCGATGGCCTTCATGTCGGTTCCGCCATGCTTCGCAGGCTGAGGCTGTAGGCGGGACGCCGCAGCAGGATCGAGCGGAGCAGCGCCGGACGGCTGGAGGAAACCGCCCGGGCGCCACGGGTGTACTGGTAGTCGCCGATCGTCTCGGACTCCATGCCCGTCTCGCCGACGGTGCCTCTCACCAACTCGATCACGGTTTGCGCGACTGCGGCGCCATCGGAGGGCGTCCACGTCACGGCCACGTCGCCGCTCCAAGACGGGAAGTAGGGCTCGACGCCGGCTGTCGGATAGCCGAACGGGACCGGGCCGTCGGTGGGCCAGGGACTACTGGCCGCGCGGCGCCGGAGGCAGCCGCTCGAGGGCGTGAACAGCAGGTCAGACGACGCCACGGCCGCGCCTGCGTCCACCACAGCCACACTCTCGGTGCGTCGTGGCAGGTAGAGCGGCGTATTCGAGACGCCGGGGCTGTAGGTCGTGGTCCGCGAGCCAGAGAGGGCCCCGATCTTGGTCGCGAGCCAGTCCTCTTCGCGGTCAATGACAGTCTGGAGATCGGCGTCGCTGAGGCGCGAACGCACGAGCGCCCGAATCTCAGCGATCGACACGAAGGAGGCCATGTCAGCCCTGAGCCTCACGGATGCGGTTGATGAGCTCGCGGTTGCTGCCTTCGGTGGACAGACCCTTCTCCGAGGCGATGGCCTGGAGTTCGGACTTGTTCATCTGCGAGAGCGACTTGGCGGCCGGAGCCGTCGGAGCGAACGGAGACGCCGCAGGGACATCTCCGGGGGCTGCCGGGGTGGGCTTGGATGCGGGGCTGGCTGCCTGAGAGGTCGGATGAGGCATCGTGCCGGCGGTGACCGTGTAGCCAGCACGCCGGAAGTAGGCCAGCGCGGCCGGACGGTCGGTCTCGCCGAAGCCGTTGGTGAACTGCACGCCAGCCGTCAGGCCGTTGTGCGTCTTGTTGGGAGAGCGGACGATCACGGTCAACCTTCCTTTGCCCAAGTGCCGATGATCGACTCGATCCGCCAAGCGGTCGCGCCGGTCACGCCCGTGCAGTAGATCCGGACGAAGTCGCCGAGTCGATCGGTCGCGCCCGTGTTGATAAGGTCTTTGTCCACGACGACGGAGAGCCCGTTGCCCCCGATGGCGTCCGCGGCTGCCGGGCTGATTGAGAGGCCGGTACCTGTCGAGAGCGCGCCGCACTCGAACTCGAACCAGATGCCCTCGGTGCCGGCGGCGGCGGCTGGCAGGGTGAAGACCGCATCCACAGCCCCGACGAACTTCTGGCCGGACTCTGCCGCTGTGAGGGCCTGAGTGGCGGCCGCCAGGTTGACCGTGCGCTTCACGCCGACGGTATCGGCCTCGAGCGCTCCGGTGCGGGCGTCGAGGCCATAGAGCGCGTCCTCGACGTTGGTCTCGGTGACACCGCCCGACGGTGTGACCGAGACGGACTCGGCATCGAGGGCATTGCGCCACTTGTCGCCCATGTCAGAAACTCCTGTTCTGTGGGGCCGCGCAGGGCGGCCCCACACAGTTACCCGATGGTTCAGGCGACCTTGACGTTGCGCAGGACACCGGCCGCCCGGGACGCCTTGAGCGCCACGGCGACCGGGCCCATCTCGACCTCGCCCTTCTTGACCGCGCCGGCCAGGGTGAAGTCCGGGAGCCACGTCTTGATGAGTTGCCCGGGGACCGACACACCGTGGAAGCCGTCGAGGCCGAAGCGAACGGCGTAGATGTCCGTCAGCCCGCCGGTTCCCGTGCCGCCCTTGACGTTCTGGGTCACGGCGAACACGTCGGTCGAGGCGGCCGCCGTGCTCTGGGCGACGATCATCGGGACGTTGACCCCGGCATAGTCCTGGGCAAACGTGAGGACATGGTTCGGATACGAGCCCGAGCCGACGATGTCGCCGGAGCGCACGTTGGACAGGGCGTTGAGGGCCGTGATGAGGTTGGCGGTCGTTGTGGTGATCGCCAGCGCCTCGGTCGTCTGACCGTTGAAGGTGACCTTGTACGTGTCGGACGAAACGGCCGTGATGTCGAGATGCTGGACTTCGCTCGTGGTCCCGTAGGTCGGGATGATGAAGTCGTTGGAGCCGGCCTTGAAGCCGACGTCGATCATGGGGATGTTGCGGAAGCGATCGACCACCTCGCCGAACGAGTCGGTCGTGGAGCGGAGCTGGCCGGACAGTTGCGCGGCTGCGTTCATCCACGACTTGGCGTAGGTGTTCATCAGCAGCGCCGAGGGCGGGCCGTCGAGCAGACCGAGCCACTCGTTGATGGTCCGAATGACCGCGATGGCGGCCGCCTGGGTCGTGACGCCGGTCATATCGATGACGGGGCCCGCGCGCTCGGTGGACGAGTCCCCCAGGGCGACCGAAAGGCCGTCGAAGCCGTTGGTGGTCACGCCGACGTCGCCGTTGATGACCTGGTCGCTGAAGTAGGCCTTGGCGGCCTTGATGACCTGGGACATCTGGAAGCCGACTTCCGAGATGGCTCCGATGCCCGTGAGCACGCGGTCGATCTCGAATGCGCCGCCGAGCGGTCGCAGGTTGACCGTGTACTGCGCCTTCTCGACTTCGGTCGGGGTGTACTCCTGGTTGATCGTGCGGAACGCGGCGCTGCGCTGCGTGGTCTGACGGGTGTAGCCGTAGACCAGCGTGGATCCGCCGCCGGCCGGGTTGACGGCCTGGTCGAAGGGCAGGTTGTCCATGATGAAGCTGGACTTGCGGAATTCGTCGATGACCTGGCGATCGATATCGCTGGCAGCGTTCAGAGACGCCTGGGCGAGAGTCACAGCCATTTGTGGTTGTCCTTTCTGTCGCCCAGGTTGCTGGGCTTACTTCTGGTAGTGCGCCGCGATGGCGCTGTCGAGATCCTTGGCCGTTCCCGGAGGGGCGGTCTGGACGCCGCGGGTAGGTCCGCCGGCGGTGGCGAACATCTCGGGGATGTCCCTCTTGAGGGCTTCGATGGCCTTGTCCAGGTCGGTCACCTTGCCGGTGTCGTCGACCTTGAGCGCGGTGATGAGGTCGGACCGGAGCGCGAGCTCGAGGAGCTTTTCGTTGGTCGCCCCTGCGAGACGGAGGGCGGACTCGACTCGGACTTCCCGGATGCTCGACTGCCACTTGGCCCGTTCGGCTGCGGTTGCCGCGTTGGAGGCTTCCTTGACGACTCGCTCGGACTCAGTCATCCCCTGCGCCCGGAGGGCTTCGAGTTCGCCCTGAGTGACCTTGAGCGCCGCTTGGGCATCCTTCGCTGCCTTTCGTTCGGCCGCGATTGCTGCCTTGCCGGCGTCTCCGAGTTCGGGGTCGCCCGTCGCGGGCGGCGTGGCGGGAGGAGTTGCCGGAGGAGGAGTCGCGGGCGGGGCCGGCGGCGTCGCGCCACCAGGCTCGCCATCGAAGCAGACCCCCGCCTCACGGGCCGAGATTGCGCCAGGGAACGGGAGCCGGTAGGAGGCCCAAACGGATGGGCGGCTCTGGCTGGACATCGCGTCCAGCACGACGGGCATCGCGCCCGCAGGCTTGGTCGTTGAACGCATCTTAGCTTCCTACCTTTTCGGGTACAAGGGGCGGTTGGCCGAGCGGCATTTCCGCCGGCATGGTGGGATTCGGGAGTTCTGGCGTGATGTTGGACGTCAGGTTCTGGTTCGTGGGAGGGGCCGCGGCGATCAGCGCCTTGATTCGTTCGACCTGCCGCGGGGAGAGGCCCAGTTCCTCCCAGATCACCTCGTCCGGGATGTTGAGGCCCTTCCACTTGGTCATCGCGTCGGTATGAACGGCCTCCTGGCGGCTCTCGGTGTTCTTCCAGTCGATTTCCGCGCCCATGTCGTTGGCTCGTGCGTCACCACGCCAGGCGAAGTTGAGCCGGAAGACCTCCTCTAGGCCCTCGCCCTTGTGGAGTTGCGAGTCCGCGACCTTTGCCACGAGGCCGGTTTCCGACGACTTGAGCGACTCGCCGGAGGGCGGCTGGCCGCTCTGGGGCAGCAGGTAGTGGTAGGGCGTCTGGCTGATCGCGCCGAGCTCCTGAATCTCGGACTGGATCGCGTCGATGATCGGTTTCAGGTCCGTGGCCTCGAACTCCCCGAACTCGGTCGGGAAGTCTTTGGCGCTCAGGTCTTCCGGGTCCGGCCGCGGGACCGTCCACAGTCGATCCACGCCCGACTTGAACGGTTCGATCGGCTGACCGGTCTTCTCGTCAACCTGGACGTCGAAGTTGAGCAACCATCGCTGGCGGAAGGCAGCGAGGTCCGAGGCGTTGACGATGTCCGCGCGGAGCTTGTTGATGACGTCCTGGTTGCTCATGACCGCGGCAATCTCGGATTGCCCGTCATCGGGCAGGACGGCGCCATTGGGAACCGGAGACCCGCGATAGAGGCCGGTGGGGTTGGTTCCGTTCAGGCGCGGCCGGTGAATCAGCGGCACGATCGGAATGACGCCGAGCTTGTTCGGGATGAAGCCCTCGCTCTCTGGCGTCCATTGCGCGACGGAGGACCAGTTGGTGCTGAAATCGACTCCCGACTGAGCTGAGACGTACTTGTAGATGCCGTCCGGGAGGTAGAGCTCGGCGTGGTACTTGGAGTCGTCGCCGAGCCACCGCTTGAGCGCCGCACGACGTTTCCAGCTCTGCCCGGGCACCGTCTCGACCACGACCTGGAGCGGCGACTCGACCGAGGCTTCGGGCTCGCCCTTTTCGTTGGGCCAGACGAGGATGTACACGATGCCCTTGACGAGCGACTCGGTGAATGCCGTCTGCGACTCGGCATCGAGCCGATTCCGCTGCCACCAGTCCCAGGCGTCGGTAGAGCCGGTCGAGTGGTCGCCGATGCGGATCCCCTGGACCTGGAGCCGCTGGCGGTGCGTGTCGACCACGAGGGCCATGAAGTTGGCCGAGAAGATGCGGAAGCGGCTACCGAACGCCTTGAGGAAGGTCTCGGACACGAACGCGAGGGGCTGCCGGCCGCAGTAGTAATCCTCCAGCTGCGTCATCCGCGTCTGGCGATCGTCGAGGCGCCGGCCGAGACGGGCCAGCCACCACTCGTTGGAGCCGATGACCAGGGTTTGCGGCTGGAGCGGGTCGTACATCAGAAACCTACCGCCTTCTGAGGCTTGCGCCTGTATGGCGCCTTGACCGGTTCGGACGCCAGCCAGACGGCGCGGATCGCGGCCAGCGCGGCGGTAATCGGCCGCTCATCGTTGCCGCGGACGGCCTCGAAACTGCCCGTGGCGTCGTCTTCCTTGCGGGCAGTCCACACGAGGTCACTCGTCACGGCTCCGCAGTCGGCCCACTTCACGCGCCCACCCTCGACTGCCGCCACGAACCGGGCCGATGCGTTGGTGAACTTCTGGCCGGTGATGGCCTCCGACTTCGGGAACACCTTGGCGAGCACGGCATCGGTAAGCGGGTCGAATCCGACGATGGCGGCGCCGTATTTCTTGGCTGCATCGCGGAGGTCCGGCCCGAGCTTGTCCGTGTTGATCGGACTGCCGGTCACATCGAAGAGCAGCCGGAGCCCGATCGTGCCATCAGCCTGGGGCCATGCAATCGCGGCACTGGCGCGGCGGCCCTGTGGATCTAGCGAAATCGCCATGAATGATCGGGTCGGGGTCTCGACTGCTGCCTCTCCGCGCTTCCACGCGAGATCGTCCACGAGGCGCTTGCGCAGCGTCGGTACCCAGCGGGTGAGGTGCTCGGCCTCAAAGATGGCGAGCGTGCCTGCCAGCTTGTTCGCCAGGAACTCGGCTTCGAGGCTGGCCCTGACCTGGCCCATTCCCTTGGGCTCGTGGCCCATCGCGGGGTTAGCCTCAGCCCAGCCACGGACATCGTCCATCGCCCGGGAGGACTCCGCCGACCATTCGAGATAGGCGAGTGAAGGATCCTTGCCAGCCCGTTCCCGCAGTGCGTTGAGGACGACGGAGCTCTCGTCGCCGGCGTTGGAGAGGTAGACCATCTGCGGGTCTTCCGAGACGGTCATTGTGGGTTTGGCGGCCGCCATGAACTCCCACGAGTCCATCTCGCGCACTTCGTCGACGATGACCAGGTCACGGGTCGGGCCGCGGGCGCCGGAGCGTGTCGGCGCCACGATGCTGTAGATCCCCCCGTTCGAGAGCCGGATCTCTTCCTGGCCGTTGGCGTAGCGGGGTTTGGTCGGGCGACCGTTGCGCATCGGGAACAGGGCGGCATCCTGCTCCCACATGATGTCGGCCACGCGGTAGAAGATGTCCCGCGGCAGCGAGCGATCCTGCGCCGTGTGCATGATCCGCTTGCCCTCGCGGAGGCGCTTCACGATCAGCGGGACGAGGATCTCGTTCTTGCCGTTCTGCCGCGACGCGACGACGGCGACCTCGCGGTAGAGATGGCGCTTGTCTCTGCCCCTCGCCTCGAGGTATCGCGCGGCCGTCATCTGCCAAGGCATGAAGTGGATGCCAACGCCTTCCGCCACCGCACAGATCCCGGCAATGTCTGACCTAGCCGGTGAGGGCGGAGCGATGCGCGGCCGCGATTGCCCCTTCGGCGCGACAGCGAACGCCGTGGCGGCCATCATGCCGAGTAGTCCTTGGTCACGACCGCCGTGCTTACAGGCACTAGGTCTTCGGTCAGACCACGGGCGAGGTTGTGGTTGCGGCAGGCGGCGCGCAGGTTGGCCGGGTCGAAGAAGAGAGAGTCCGGCATCCCGTCGTACACCGGAATGACATGGTCAGCCACGGTTGCCGGCTTGGGGCAGCCTTGCACGACGCGACAGGCCCAACCGTCGCGATTGAGAACGCGAAGGCGGATTCGTTCCCAACGCTTGGTGCGGTAGCGGCGGTCCGTGACGCGGACTGCCCTAGGCTGGTTGGGCTGCGGGCTATGCATTGCCGCTGGTCCGTGGTCCGATTATGCAGTTGGTCGGCCAGGGGAGAGAGAAAAGGGCGAT